TGTAGTTGTCGAGGACTTTCTCTTTGTTGTCAATGACGTGGTTAGAGTCGATGTCACAGAGGTTTGAATCATAGCGGCGGCCGACGGCCGCCTCAGAGAGCTCAAACGTGTAGTGAAGAACGTCGACCTGATTGCGCAGTGCGTTGGCGCCCAGGAACGTCAACATGTGGCTCTTGCCCACGCCGGTGGGAGCAACGATGACGCCGATCTCGCCGCTACCCAGGCCACCGTTGAGAATGTCCTTCTTGTCGAGCTCGTCTAGTCCCGTGGCCACGCAGTTGCGTTGAAGTTGGGTGAAGCGCGCCTCGAAGTCATTAAAGAAATCATGGCCCAATTGTGGGGCAGTGCCCACCATCACTGCCTTCTTGATGCCTTCGACAATTGACTCGTATTTCTCGGCCTGCATGTCATCGACCGCACTCTCCAGCGCGGCCTTGAGGGCCTGCTTGCGACAGAAGTCCAGCGACTTTTCCTTGACGTACTGGAGGTCACCCGGGTCAGGGTTAGCCCGCATACGCTGCAGGTAGTCGATGATCTGATCACGGAGCACCGTGTCTGTGCCCACCTTCAACTCATCACGGATGATGGTGATGAGTAGTTGCAGGGTCGGAAAGACCTTGTATTTCTTTGCGTAACCGAAATAACGATCAGCCAAGAAGGCGAGGTACTTCAGTTCTAGATACCCATTGTCAAAAACCTCGAGCATCTGCTCGGCAAACTGCCTGTCGACCAACAAGGCCTGGACGAACTTCTCCTGAAATGACTTTCCGTACGTTCCGAATGTTGCCTTGGTGGTGATCCTGTCGTCGCTCATCATTCCTCTGATTTGTTGCCTAGGTTGTCGATGCCGTTGAACGCGTAGAAGAAACCTTCTGCATCAAAGTCATTGACGCCCTCTTTGATAAGGGCCTTGATCAGCCCCATCCTATCGATGCGGGGTCTAAATGTACTGATCAGGTGGTCAACCTTCGAAGCCTGGTGCGCTGATAGCATTGAACCATCGAGGAACACCAACTTCCAGTTACGCTTGACCTCTTCCTCATGATCAACGATACGTTGATAGAGCACGCTCTCGTCAGCATGAGAGTGACAAAACTTGAGCACGTCCTCGAGCAACACTTCCTCTTCTAGAGACAAGAAAGGCAGCACGCGAGCGACAGTCTTGAAGCCTAAACCTTTGACGCCCGGAATGTTGTCGCTCGGGTCACCACACAGTGCCTTGGCCAAGGCGAAGTTGTGAGGCTGCACTCGGAAGTCCTTGACAACGTCTTCCGGGACGATGTAGGTCTTCTTGTGCAAATTGTAGACTCGAGTGTTCTCGTCTAGCAACTGGTACATGTCCTTGTCGCTGGAAGCGATGACCTTGGGGACAGCCTTGAAGGGACCACGAGCTAGGTAGGCGATGACATCGTCACCCTCACAGTCCGAAACGTAGATCTGACAAACCGGGCAACACTTCAGCATGCCGAGCAACGCGATGATCTGGTGCTGACGATTCTCTTCTGTGTCTGGGATGTCGTCCTCATAGAAGCGGTTTAGCTTCCCGGGTTTTCGGTTGAGCTTGTACTCGGAATAGAGGGCTCGACGCCTCTGTGAGCCTCCGCCCTCCCAAGCGATGTAGACCGCCGAAGGTCCGATCTCGTTGACGAGACGTTGAAGCGTCTTCAGGAATCCGATGCAACCGCCCATTTGGTAGCCATGGGCGCTCATCGAGGGGTACGCACTGTAGCTACGTACGAAGAGGTTCATACTATCCACAATAAGGACAGGTCTTTGTACGTTATTTTGCATTTCAATACCGCCTACCCAATACAGGATCTATACCATGCCTACCAAGATCGTCATACCGCCAGAGAACATCAATGAGATGCGTAATTTGTTCTGTTCTGGCGCCAGCATCCCAGAGCTCATGCTAAAGTACGGTCTCTCACGGAACAAGGTCACTGCTACCCTTCAAAACGCTCTGGGCGAGGAATACACGACATATGCTCAGAAGATCATCGCCGGTTGTGCTGTAAAATCTGCTGACAAACGGCGTGGGCGCAAACAAAACCGAACTCCGAAGTGGAACGCTAAAATCGCTGATGCAAATCGAGGAAAGAAACGATTAGAAGAGACAAAAGCTAAGATCAGCGAAGCATCACGCACACGCTTCGAGCGTGGCACCTGGTCGAAAGAAAAACACATTGAGGCTATGAAGAAGGCCGTACAAACCAAGCGTAAGAACGGCTACTTTCAGTTTCATTCACAGCGTCATTCTGAGTAGACGAAGGAACACACACCGATGCGTGGTAAGAAAATGTCAGATGAGGCGTGGCAAAAGATGCGTAAAGCAAAAACGCTTTTTTGAACTGGGTGGTGAGCCCTCGCACTTAGATCGCATCATTCCTGCACATGAATGTCAAAAACATAGTGAAAATACCAAGCGCATGTGTGCAAATGGCAAATTTTCATACGGCGACGGTTCTGTAATGCGTAGTAAGCTCGAAAAACGTATCTACGATCAAGCGCTCACCGTCTTTCCAGACGCTCAACACTCACGTTGGCTCACTGTCAATGACACCACGTACGTCTTCGACATCTTCATCCCATCGATCAAGACGTTCATCGAAGTCAATGGGAACTATTGGCACCTTAACTCACGGATCTACGAGGCCACACACACCACGACGCATACCGTGATGTGATGGCTTCAGAGATCTGGGAACGAGACGCTGTAAAACGTCACGTCGCTGAATCTCAAGGCTATCGTGTCATCAATCTTCCACTGCAGCCTGACGTCCATCCGTCACTGCCTCCCCGTGCTACCGAAGCCGCCCTGTCCGCGATCAGTCAACGATAGCTCTTCCGAGCCCTCGAAGACCGCCTGAATAACTGGCGCAATCACCAATTGGGCAATCCTGTCGCCTTTTCGAACATAGAAGTGAGTGTTCGAAGAATTGCGCAGGATGACCTTCACCTCGCCTCGGTAGTCAGAATCAATGGTTCCTGGTGAGTTCAACACGGAGATTCCATGCTTTGCAGCCAGACCTGACCGCGATCGAACCTGTCCCTCGTACCCAGGCGGAATTTCGAGGAACAATCCCGTCGAGATCAGTGCCTGGCCATGCGCCCTGACTTCCTTGTCCTCGTCAGCAATGATGTCACAGCCCGCCGCGCCGGCCGTTTGATAGGCCGGCGCATTGGGACCGCGAAACTTGATGGTGACCTTGGTGACGAAGTAGTCCTTGTCAGTCATCGCCCACGACCTCATCGTCATCAGAGTCAGGCGTTTCGCCTTCTCCCGCCACCTCGCCACCGTGAACGGTCAATGCTGCGTCAATGACCTTGTCGATGAAAGGCTTGAAGACCTCGTCCTTCATCAAATCACCGAAGTCGTCCTTGTAGAACTTCTTCTCGATCAGGACTTCACCCGTCTCAGCATCGCTGACGAGCAGTTCCTTCCAGGCCTGGGTACCTGAAATCTTGATCTCCACCTTCTTCACGTTCCCCTTGGAGTCCGTGTAATCGGCAAAGACCTTGTTCTTATCGCACCATGAGCGACACTCATCGAAGATGAAGGTGTGTTCCACAATGCCTTTGCCGAAGTGAATGTCGAACTCACACTTTCGGAAAGGCGCCGCGACCTTGTTCTTCTTGATAGAGACGGTCACGTGAATGCCGATGATGTTGCCTGCCTTGTCCTTGATGGGGCTGCCTGAGCCCAATCGAATCCGCAGCGAGGCGTGGAACGGAATGGCCTTGCCACCCGGGGTCGTCATCGGATCACCGTGCATCACCCCGATCTTTTCGCGGAGCTGGTTGATGCAGATGAACGTCACGTTATTCTGACCGATGACGCCAGTGATCTTGCGCATACCCTTGCTGATGACGCGGGCCTGCAGACCGACCGTGTTCTGGTCGTAGTCGCCGTCGAGCTCTGCCTTCGGCGAGGTGGCAGCGACGGAGTCCCAAATCACGAGGATCGGGATGTTTTTGTCGACGATCTGCTTCGCCTTGTTGATCGTGGACTCCACGATGGCGAAGACCTCCTCGGTGCAGTGGGTATCGCAATAGACGAATTTCTTCGCCACGTTGATGCCCATGTGCCGCAGCTTATCAAGCGGCGTCGCGTTCTCAGTGTCTACGTAAACAACGAGACCGCCCATCGACTGGACGACTGCTGCTGCATGGTATGCAAGGTGTGACTTGCCCGATGAAGGCAGGCCAGAGATCTCGATGATGCGTCCCTCGGGATAACCGCCCCCGAGAGCATTTCGAATCGCGTAGTTCAGTTGGATCGACCCTGTGTCGATCCACCGCTTAACAACCTTCGGTGCTTCGTCCTCACTCAGATTGTACGCCACCCGGACGCCGAACTCCTTGTTGAGCGCCTTGATGAGGTCGGAGGTGAGATCATCGATCTCATCCCCCGGCTTCTTCTTAGACGTCTTCTCGGAATCGACGTTGGGGGCTGCCTTAGCTGCCCTCGCCATGTCGCCTCACTTATTCGTTGTCCATCAACTCGTCGAACGCCTCGTCAAGCGTCTGCTTCTTCACCGGTGCGGCCGAAGCATCGTCATCATCAACCTTGGGCTTGCGAGGCGAAGCCTTCGCCGGCTTCACTGCCTCAGCCTTGGGAGCCGCAGGTTCATCATGGGCTTTGGCGCCGCGCACGTCCTTCACCAGCTCGTCGAGCTGGTCCTTAGGAGCGGCAGAACCACGCTGAGTGCCCTCGTCACCCGAGGAGCTCTCGCCGCCCGAGAGCCAGGTGCTAAGGATCGACTCGATCTCTTCCTTGGACTTCAGGCGATACATGTCATCAAGGTTGGGGACTGCGTCGAGCCAGGACTGCGCCTGCTTCGAATCATCATGCAGCTTGCTGGCCTTCGGCTTGCAAGAGACGGCGGTGTCCTGGAACTGCTTGCCAGGCGCCTGGGAGATAACGACCTTGAGGTCGAACCCTTCGTTCGGGTCCAGGATGTCGCCATAGTCCTCATCGAGGAAAAAACCCAGTAGCTGCTGATAGACGATCTTGCCGAAGCTCCAAACCATCACGCCCTTGTCTTCCTGACCGCGAACGATGACCGGAGCATAGGCACGCATCTTTGGGAGCAACTTCTTTGCCAAGAGCCTGTCGTCAGGCTTACCGCTGCTGAAGAGCTTCTTGATCAGATCGTCAATCGGATCGGGCTTGTTGAACTGCTTGGGAGACAGAATGCCGGCGTTGGTGCCGATGTAGTAGAACCAACGCTCCATGAACGGATTCTCTGAAGAGTTGTTCTTCCATGGAAGACAACGGATCCTGTACTCACCGACGCCCGGCTTCCAGAGTTGGACCGACGACGTCTTCTTCGTGCCATTGAGTTCTGCCATGCGGCGACGAATCGCCTCGAGATCTACTGCCATGATTTCCTCTACCTTTTCCGTATTCCATGAATCGACGGAATGGACCGCACCATGCGGCTCATACCATCTTACAGATCAAGCTTTCACAAGTTCAAGAGACAAAACGTCCTACCATCACAATCGATGTGGTGGCCAGATTTCGTCGGTGGAGCGCTGTCACTTCCGGCGCTTTTTGCCGGCGTTCTTCCTGCGACCCATGGCGTCAGGGTTCGCACCCAGCGGCGCGGTGTACCCAGCGACGGCTCCAACACCCGAAAACTCATTGACGTCTTCAACCTCATCACGCTTCTTTCCGTCTTCCGATCCCGTGTCCGGTTCAATGAGCTGGTTTGGAACGCGAGCATCCCTGGCCGACTCGAGGACCATCCTAACATACCGCACGAGCAATGTCTTGCCCATACTAATAAGTATGACCACGAGCCGGATTTGTTGAACTCAGCGACGCAGCGGGTCACTTTTCAGGGAAAGCGACCCTTCTCCTGCATCGTCGAGACGTAGTCTGCGGTCATGACAACGTGAGCCAGCAACGGTTCCTTGAGGCAGTACTGTTTGTTCTCTTCGACGACCCAACCGTCGTTCAAGAGGATGGCCAGCGTCTCATCCCGCGTCAACTTCAGACCGTAGTGATTGCAGAGGAAGACGCCGCGATGAGGCACCGACATGTGATCGATCTCGCGGTTGTACGAATAGAGCTCACCGCGCTTCGCCTGCCAGTCTTCGGCAAGGACGTAGTAGTCCTTCTCATGGTCGCCGACCTTGCCCAGATCGTGGAAAAGGCAGCTGATGATGAGCGAGTCCTTCGGGACCGTCCACCCCATCGACTTCACATACGTCATGGCATTGCCAAGGACGCGCAACGAATGGTCCACCAACCCGCCCGGAAAGGCGTTGTGATAATCCTTCTTACCCGAGGCAGGACACAGTGCTAGGCGCTCACCCAGGCCGTCAACCAAGGCTAGGGCATCAGTGGAGCGCGGGCCGAGCTTTTCGCACAATGCGCGGTACTTGTTGAAGCTCTTCTCAATCTCTTCTGCTGTCAGCGACATGTAAGAATCGTACCCTTCACGTTCACCGTGTACAAGTAATGAACTCGCACTTCAATGGAAAATAATTGACGTAGCCCGGAACTCGCACCTTGTCAATTGATTTGACGATGTCAATGCAATCAGGCGCCACATCGAGCAGTAGCGCATCGTGCAGCACAAAGATGGGCCTGACGCCGGGCAATCCCGAGAACTGGTTGACGAGCTCTGAAAACCCGAGGAGGCTAACGTCAACACCGGTCGACTGGGCATACGTATTGATGAGGATGTGATCAAGCGGTTCCTCGATCAACAGCGACCTGCCATAGCGATTGGTGACGTGGCCTGTCTTGATGAACTCGTCCTTGACACGCTTCAACAGTTCCTTGGTACGAAAGAATCGCTTGACCTTGCCAACGAAGTCGTTGAGTTCCTTGCCTTCGATCCCGAGCACCTCACCCAATGAATGCTTGCCAGATCCGTAGAGCTCAGAGATAACGGCCTGCTTGATGGCGTTCCGTGAGGCGGTCCCAGCAAACAACTCACGGGAAATGAACGTGTACATGTCAGCGTCTTCGCAACGACCACCGGCCTCGTACAGCAGGACACGGGCCTCCAATGCCGCGAAGTCAACGTAGGCAATGGCACCACCTTCCTCGACGGGTACTACCATGTCGCGGAACTCTCGCTTCAAGCTAAGGATCGCGGGCCCGCTTGCGGTCGTCAAGCGCCCAGTGCGTGTTCCGAAGCGATCATAGTCAACGATGGTTGCCATGCCGTCGCTGTCAGGTTGAAAGCTCTCAATCACCTTAGCATTGTTTCCCGCGGACGCCCGCAGCTCTAGGTACCGAGCCTTGTCAACACGTGCAGGTTGCAACGACCTGAGGACGGCCGATTGGGGAACCCACGTGTTCACGTAATAATCTCGTGATAGGGTGTCCAAGGCAACAGTGGCCTCATTTATGAGGCTTTTTACGAGGCCGCGGTGTTCCCTTTCTGGCATCACCTGTGACCACGGCGGCTGCACGTTAGAACCCGACATCAACAGGTTCATTGCATTGATGAATCTCTCGGGTGGTCGAGAGGAAATCTCCTTGCCCGCTAGACGCATCACAGTGTCCAGGCACCTGTCAGAACGCAGCTTCACCTGGCCCGACAGGTGCCAGACGCCCAAAGGCACATCGTCGACCCAGCGGTAACCCGTGTCGACGTACAGGTGACGTTCCGTGCCCATCAACCGCGAGTCAATGCAAAAAGGTTCTGTCACGAGCAAATCGTAACTCGCAAAAGGCCACGATTACACGGTCACTTATCGAGGACCAAGGGATGTGACTTAATCTTGTCAACGAGCTGCGGCGCGCCTTCATATTTGCCATAGGCATCATAGAAGGCCATTGTTAGGCTCGATTCGAACTTGCCCGGTGCCAGAGTGTGCGTCAAACCAGAGATGCCGTAGATGTTGTCCAACGTGGTGCCGGTGTTGAAGTCAATAAAGAACAGTTGCGAGTAGTTCAACAACGGACAACCTATCGTCCGCAGCGTCAATGCTGCAGGAATCACCTTCAAAGGCAGTCCACCCATGCCGCCGCCCTGTGGAGTCGCCTGGACCTTCTTGCCCGAATTGAGGCCCAACAGCTGCGCTGCGGTCAGGTTAGCATCGTGCTTCGTCTGAACCGATGCATCGATGATTCCCGAGGCATTCATGCCATAGACGAGGCTGGGCACCATCTTGGAGACCAGGTGCTTGATGCTCTGGTTGCTAGAGACCTCAGTGACCTCGATCAGCTTCACGTGAATCGGGCTGTCATTTGAGTCGCTCGCTGTCGCAGTCTTAGATGCAATCTTGGTCTTCAGCGGTCCCGCCGTGGTGACCGTCTTCTCGTCATCCCCGTGGTATGCCTTAACCCAGGAATTTGCATCGACTTCATAGATCGACGAGGCAGAGCCCAAAGGCGTGTCGGCCCGCAGCAGCGCGCCGGCAGCGCGGTACGGGTTAACGGTCTTGTCATAGATGTGAACGCGGACGATCTTCTTGATCTTTGAGAAACCCGCTGAGCCCGGCTTTGACGGTGAACCCTCGTAGTAACGCAGTAGGTCAGTCGGCACGTCCTTGGTGGCATCACTAGATGACGCCTTGGCGTGCGTCGTCTCAATGTAGACCTCGATCTGTGGCATCTGAAATGCGCCGCGCTGGCCGTTGACCGACCAGATCAACTGGTCGTACTGTGATGCCGTTGCATTGTCCTTGAATGCTGGATCGCGGCCTTTAGGATCCCAAGGTTTGAAGACCTGCGCTGACTTGAATCCATACCCGATGGCGCGAGGATCCTGCAGCTGAGCGTCGATGGCCAACTTGACAAACTGTTCAATCGTCATCGTCGTGGTGCCACGGGATTCGATAACTTCCTTGTACTGTCGCAAAAAGACGGGAAGGTCGATTGGAAACTCGGCGATGCTGATGGCTGAGGCCGGACCGCACTTGTCGTTCAAGGTGTAGAACAACAGTTGAAATTCGTCGACGCTCTTGACGGTGAACAAGGCCGGGCCCATAAAGACGCTGAAGAGCTTGCCGAACGAGCAGTAGCCTTTCTTCAGGCCGTCCTTCTTCAGATCGTCGCTCAAGGGATCTGATTTCAGGTACGTCTCCATCTCCTTCAGCAGCGGATGCGAATCATCGGGTCCCGCCTCAGCCTTACGCTTGTCATCCTTGACCCTGAAAGGCAAGAATGGATCTGGCCCCCTCGACAGTTCCTCAAACTTCCGCGCTACGTATGAAGACGCAATGTTCTTGTACTGCTGCTGGTAATCAAAGACGTCCTTATTGGCACCGCCCGCTGAAGCGTACAGTTGCTTCAGCTTGGCGATCAATGGATCTGATGTACCTGCGCCAATCTTGCCTGAGTTTCGCAGTGCCGTCTCGAGCGCAGTGATCGCGTCCAACACCTCGTTGGGCTTCAGATTTGGAAATCCGCCTTGTTCAGCGGTATCGAGGACCATGAACCCGCGGATCTCCTTGTTGAGACCAGTAGGTGGATTGAGGTTGTAGGCACGGCGAAGTTCACCGATCTGTCGAGCAAGGTCCTCAATCTTCTGCGAGATCTGCTTGAAACCTTCCTCTGGATCATCAGTGACCTTGATGTCGCGCATCTCAGAGACTGACTTGGTGAACAACTCCAAGGTGATCGTCACTTGACCGACCTGGTCGAACGCAAAGCCTGCGTTCATGACGCCGTACGCCTCGCGGATCAACATGTTGTTGTTGATGAAGTCAGCGTACGTCTGCGTCGACTTTGTGTCAGATGCTGGCTCGTATGGATGTCGCCAGCCGTACGTCAGCCACACTGTGGTGCGTGTGTAGGTCGTGGGCTGAATCAGGTCGGCCAACTCAGCTAGCCTAGAGCGATCGTGCAGCTTGATGACCGCCGTGGCCTTCTTGTAGGACATGATGCCCACGGTGGGTGCCACGTTGATGGTGACGTTCTCCAGGGACGCAAAAGGCCGTGTTGGATCGATGACGTCAACGTAGCGCTTGCCTTGCTTGGCGGTCACCGGGTCCATGTTGATCAACGTCTGAGGAGCTGTGAACAGTTCCATTCCCGCCGTCGACTTCATGCGCTGTGAGTCTTTGTCCTCGCCGACCGTCGTCCTAGCGCCGAACATTGCCGCGTTAGGCGTGTCAGCCTGTAGCTTGTCGCCGCCCAATAGGAACTTGAGCATGCCAGCGGTGGTCAACGTCAAGGCCTTGTCGTCGCCTTTACTGATACCGCGGTCGAACTCAAACTCGAGCTCTAGGTACGGAACGCACCGCGAGATCACCGTCGTCGGCAGGAAATTCAAGAACAGTTCGACCTTCTGCGCATCACGGGCCATTGGCGTGATGAAGGGCGACCGCGAGACGAAGATGCTCAAATCGCGATCACCGCGAATCTTGTCGGGATCTTTAAATCCGACGATCTTGTCAACGCTGATGTCATCCTTGACCGTCTTACCGTCAGCGTCTTGATAGATGTACGGATATGTCACGTCCGACAGCTTGCCAGCGCCTGCAGTCGTGTAAAAGTTGATCAACCGATTGAACAACTTAAGGTCTTCCGCACCCGTCGACTTGGTCGACAGTTCTTGCATTTTGGCCAACATCGTGGCAGCATCATAGACGCCACCATTGCCACCTTCGAGCATCAGCCTTTGCAGCTGACGTAGGACAGAATTACGGTTCGTGGCATCACTACCTAGACTGACCTTCTGCGCAGCCAACAGATCTGCGGGCTGCAGCATTTGAAAGATACTCTCGAGGCTACCAAAATCACCTGTCATGCATCACCCCGTGATTCCTACGACAGCGCCTAGATCCGGGATCCGGATGACGGTCCCAGCGGGAACCTGCATTCCCCAGCCAATGTCGCTGGCAGCAGCCAAGACCCACCAGTACCGTGAGTCGCCGTAGATAGTTCCGGCCAGCGTATCAAGTCGCTCGACACCGCGTAGCAACAGGGTCTTGGTCGGCACCGTGCCTGCCTTGATCGCAGCACGCAGGTTATTGATCGACTCAGTCGTACCGTACTGTCGACCAAAATCAAGGATGGGTGTGCGAGCGTATCGAGATGCTGCCATGGCTCACTTCTTGTCGTCAGTATCAGTCGATGGAGCAAAGTAACCCACCGGATAAATGGGAGCCCGATTGTACCCCTGCGAATCGAGACCAGGCGAGATGTCGTGGATGGGCGTGAATGAGATGGTGACCTTGCACATCATCGGTGCCTTGTGACCAGGCCTGTCGTCCCAATTGACCTTGTCGTACCAGTCAAAGTTCATGGAATCGATGAAACCCGCCAAGCCCCGGCCGCCTGCTGACTTGAACGACTTGACAAGTGCGTTCTTCTCAGGATCAAGGAAGTTGCTCAACGAATCGAGCGATGTGACCTTGGCGCCTGAAGCCTGGTTGATTGCCTTCAATGTGCTCTGCGTCGGACGCAATTCCGAAGACTTGACGAGGAACTTCTGATTGATGATCTTGTTCAGAGGATCTTTGTCATTATTGTACAAATTTGTGATGGCCCGAGTAAGCGCGGCCTGTCGAGCAGGATCAGTGATTCCTTGCGAGTTGAAGAACGCAGCGTCGGGCATCTTGACCTGGACTGCTACAACATCTGCATCGTCTGTCGTTGAGACAACATTGACAGGAATCATGTCAGCATAGGCATCGACCTTCCACCGAGGGGCCGACGGCACCTGATTGCTAGGCAGCGGATTGCTCTTGCCTGCGTCGGACGCGGAATCGTAGATCTGACCCGGAGTCACGAACCAAGTCTTTTCTGACGGCGTGGTTCGTGACTTGATGATCTCCGGCGGTACCTTAAACTGGTTACCTGCATCAAAGTCAAGGCCAGAACTATCACCGAACTGTGCCACCGAATCACCACCCAACGTGGCTCCAAAGAGCCTGGCCAACGCGAATCGTGAGTAGTTGGTCGACAACAGGTTGCCCAGCCTCAATCGAACCAACGGTGATGCTGCAATCATCTGGCTAAACGGTTGGGTGAAGGCGTAGTTGTTGTCCTTGTCTGACAACCAACGACCTTCGCTGTACTGTGGATAGATGAGAGTCGTCAGCTTGTTGATTTTGACCCACATGTCCTTGAAATCAGCCGGGCTCGTGGCGGCCACGTAGAAGCTGAGGCCGATCTTGCGGACGGTGCTCTTGTAGATCTTGACGGGCTCTACACGCCCGAAGCCATCAGATGATTCATAGTTGGCCGTGTAATCGTCAGACAATGACGACAGGAAGGCGTGGAAGGCAATAATCTCGTTGGTCCTCACATCGTGAAAATAGAACGGGATGTACTCAGCATCGAGAGCACGTTCCATGTTCCGCAACGTGACATCGTTGTCGTTATCAGAGCCCTTGCCGACCGGGATACGATTGCCGTTCTTCTTGCTGGCATCGTTCGACAACAGGTAGTACTGCGCTCGAGTGTCTGCGTCTTCTGAGGCAATGCCTGATTGGAAGCTACCCAAGTTATCAGTCGTGGCCTGCAGCGCTAGCGTGGCATTCGGCAGCAGGTACAACGCAGGTGCTCTGTTAGAGCTCCACGCCAGCTTGAGATTCTTGCCATCGCCCATTCGGTTCTTGCCGATGACATTTGACGGAACGTCATCGGGCAGCTTGTCGATGCTCGAGCGCCTGACGGGCTCACCCGGGGCGCTGATGTTGTCAAAGTCACTGTCGGTCAAGATCTTGTCGCCCAACGTTGAAAACACGTTCAAGGCTGAGACCAACTTTGAATGCCTCAACACATCGAGCATCGACAGCAGGTTCTTAACGCCAGACACCAGGTTGTTGCTCTGAAAGATCTTCTTGATTGACTCGATGATGCTAGAGATTGAACGGATGACAGCACGTGCAACGACAGAGTTGTAGCCCGGCGCAGACGTGATGGCTGTGGCATCGATCGTGACCAGGGCACCAGCGGTGCCATCACTAGAAATGCCAAAGAATGCCAGCGTCCCGACCTTGAGGCAGTCCGAAAACCTATGCAATGTGGGCCTGATTCCCAAGAGGGCGCCGATGTCCAACGGAAAGTTCGGTGGGAA